TGCTTACTTCTAAACCTTATCCATCTACCTTGTGAATCTCTATCTTCTTCAGGTTTGCAATTGTATTTGTATACAGAATAAGCAGTAAGCCATTTATAAAATTTAGTTCGTGAAACAGTAAACTTAGACTTTGGAGCAAAGTCTGGATTGTCTTCAACAAAATCTAAATATAGGTCACTCTTGTATACCCTTCCAGCTTGCTTTAATTTTTCGTGTTGTGATCCTCCACCTATTTCTCCGCTCCATTCTAAAAATTCGTGACAAGTTTCTGCTGATAATTGTCTTGTCTTTAGGTTTATAAATTTTGATTTTATAAGGCCATGATTCATATAAGTTTGAACACAACTTATCATATAATTATCAAATTGACACCATTCATCATCATCCCATTCTCCAAACATAAGTTTTCCAAATTCCATAAGTGGTGTAAAATCTTTGGTGTAGTGCTGGGCTAATTCTAATTCCCATTTTCTTCTTTCAAAAGATGATCCTTTACCTTTGATAGCGTAATTTGTTGTTATAGAGACTTTAGGTGATTTACTAAATGGAATTTTTATAGCATCTTTATTTTTCTTTTCCAGGACTAAGCCTTCTGTAACAACAGAAAATAATCTTTCAAAGTCAAAATGCTTCTTCACATCATCAAAACATAATATTTGAGTATCAACACTAACAGTTTGATAAGCAAAGCTTTTTTCAAAATTAAACGACTTACCATCTATAAATACTAATTTTTTCATATGACTCAAGGCGTTCATAAAAATACCCTTACCTGTTCCTCCTTCTGGATTATCTGATATTACCTCATCATTTAATATTACTGCTGGACAGTAGGATAAGTTTTTCCAGGCATGAAGTAAATACCCTATTGTTGACTTCATAGAATTAACTCTGTTATCATCTTTACCACAAATGTTTTTAATAAATTGCTGGTAATCACAACTTTCTGCATCACATTCATTAAAAACTCTATCTATTACGTGATCTTTCCATACGTAACCACCTAAATCTAAGTAGTCGATTTTTATAAGTTGATTGTTAGTTATTTTTACTGCACAATTTTTATAATACAGATAGGCACTATCTTTTGTATCTTCTATAAAATAAACCGCAATAGATGACAGAAGGGTTAAAAACTCTTCTCTAAAATACCTGGTATGTTCAGCAAAATAATTATAAACACTTAGATCGTCTACTTCTAATAGATAGTTTAAAATAAAATCTTTTATTTCTTTCTCAGAAGTGTGATCTATTAAGTTGTTAGTTACTCTTACAAAAACATAATTCTTACTTCCTTCAGGGTTAAACTTATAAAATCCATTCTCCTCCAGGAATTGCTTGAAAAGTATGTGAACTATTTTTATAACTCCTTTGTCGTTTTTTGTCCAAAACTGATTGTTTGCATTTTCTTCATCTAAACGAGCCAACACATTGTCTATGGTAGCGACCTCAATATCTGACTCTTGCAATTGAGATCTAATTTCTTTTTTTGGTACACCTCTTTTTAACTTCATTCTTAAGTTGTTAAGGCGATCTTCATCTTCATAATACTTTGTACCAAAATTATGCTTATTAGAATAAGCACTTCGTATTGTCCTTCTTATCTCTTCTCTATCAAAATTTTTTGTTTGATAATTATTTAATACTGACTCAGCTAAAGATTGGTATACTCCAAAATCATTTAAAGCGGCAGCCAAAACATAAGCATTATTGTTTCTTTCTCCTTCATTCATGGGAAATTTCTTTTCCCACCATTTAACTAATATTTCTACTATTTTATTTTCATCCGTTACTGGTATTGTTGGTATATCAGTATTCTTATTTACTTCGTTGTATTCTTGTTCTTGTATGCTATCCCATAAACTTGACTGAGCGTTTATGTGAATTAATGGATCATAAGACTCATAGCAGACTCTTGAGACGTTTTTACAAGACTTATCGAAGTAATCGCTATCAAAATGTTTTTGAAGGCTTAGGAAGTAGCTTTTATGATTCTCTGTAATTGGAGGTATTTTAACTAAAACTTTTAAGCCATTACCACTTGGAGAAATAAATACTGCATAAACATATTTATCTTTTGAAAGCTTTTCTTTTTCTTGTAATAAATCTTTACTTGACTTGTACCCATCAAAGTCCAAGCATATCAAACCACTATGCTCTTTTAAAGCTTTGTCATTTCGTTTTGTAAATTTTCCACTAAAACAAATTGCTGGTAGTTTTTGCTTTAATATGTTCCTATTATTCTTATCTTTTTCGGCACGTATTTTTTTAACTATATCCTTGGAAGATCCATCTTGTATTCTTTTTAACACCAGGTTTATATTTCTGTAGAAGGGTTGTGATGTCTGTTTTATGTCTTTAAATATGGTTATGTCCATTTTATGTTGATTTTATGTTGATTTTATTTTACTTAACTATCTCTTTATTAGTTACTTATATATTTTAATGTCGAAAATGTCAATAATATATAATAATAATGTAGATAAAGAAGTAGTTGTTTTATATTTTTTTCTATAGATCTCTTTGTAGAGTTAAATTTCTGTCATTCGACACGAGACAAAAGATAAAAAAAGGGAGCGTAAACTCCCTATTTTATTCAGTTAGGATTAATTAAAAAGGAAGCCCATCTCCTTCGTCCACTGCATTAGCTACAACCTTCTGCTCTGTCTTCTGCTCTGGTTTAAATGTATCAATGGCTACATAATGTGTTTTACCATATTGATCTGTTTCTCTTTTTTTCTGTACAATAAGTTTTACATACTTTTTGTTGTTGTACTCAAAAATCCAATCTTTTGGAAGATCTGACAAGCAAACAGATACTGCTACCTGGTCTCCGTCAAATTTTTCTTTTCCACTTCCTACGTAAATTTTGTCTTTTACTTCACTCATGTTTATTAATTTTAATTGTTTGCTCCATATAGCTAATTACAGATAACATAACTTCAGTTTTATGCTCTGCACTATTACAAGACATTGGAACTTTTATCCATATAATAGTATTTTTCTTTGTTCTTTTTAGGTTTTTATAAAGTCTGCCTATGTATGTATGTATGTATGTCTTCAGTCGCTTCATTACTAAAATATTTTTGATACACTTCTACCGCTTGCTCAACTTTCTCCTGGCCTCCTTGTATAAATGATTGAGAACATTCAAATATACCAAGTCTTGCAGTCCTTTTATCTATTACCAGGAATATTAATGGCTTTCCAAATAACCTTTGATATATGTAGGCTTGACTATCGTAATTATAGGTTTTTGCACTATACATAAATTTATCGATATCCGAACTTGTTTTAATGTCAATAATTAAATTACTTTTATGATTTAAGATATCAGCCTTTCCCTTCCAATCTAAATTCATTATTTTTTGAATTTCTGGAACTTCGTAATCATTATTCTCTTCATAGATAAGATCAAACATTTCCATATTAGAAGTCATCTTAGTACATAAAAAATCTAATTGCTCTCTTTCTTTTGTAAGCAAAAGCATTTCCTCATTTGATTCAGCCAAAGCCTCTTTATATTTAGTAGTAGATCTTGTTGATGCTTCTACCTCCTGGAAGTCTCCTATTTTATGTGGCTCTAATATTTTGGTGTGGAAATATCTACCTTCAAGCATTGGCTTTGTAAATTCATTACTTACTCTAAACTGAGTAGGATTCTTTAATAACTTTCCTATGTCTGAGTTTGATAGATATTGCTGACCAAAATCTCCATAATATTTAGCATCGTCTTCCAGGTTTTTAAGTATGTCTGCTTTAGTCATTTTTAAAGGATTTAGCTAATTCTTTTTTCACTACTGCTTTTATACTATACTTAGACTTAAGATTTTTTACTATCTTCTCTAAACCTAATTCTTTATTTTTTGATATGTAAGTTAAAACTTTAGCCCAATTCATATCTCCAATCTCTAATGTGATTAAAGTTTCAGTCTTTTGTTTTGTTGTGGTCTGTGTCTTTTTATGTTCCTGGATCTCTGGAATTATTAAAGTATCTTCATTTGCATAAAGACTTAAACCAAGGCCATGCATAGCAATAGCTTTTGCAGTTGCTCTTTGAATTGCAGTGTTAACGTCCATAGAAGTTATTTTGTCAACAGTAATAGAGTTATGCCTAAAATCTTTAATAGGTAAATAATCAATATGCTCTATATCATTCACTATTATACCTACTTTTACATAGCCAGTCATTCCGTCAGAAAACCAATTCAAACCTGTTTCTTGCGCCTCATACACTATACGTTGCGCTCCTGGGTTTGATTGTTTTAAATAGTTCCAGGCTATTGCCCAGGATAAATAATTAAAATTTCCTTTCTTTTTTACGTGCTTGGAAACATCTTTTGCAACCAATTCTTTAAAGTAATTTTCATTTTTGCTCATTTGTATTTAATTTTAGATTTAAATCTTTTATTTTGTTTGCATACTTTAATAGTATGGCTTCTCTTTTATTTTTTAAGTTCTGTATATGCTTATCGTTCTTTCGAGTGTTTACCTCTGTCTTTATCTTTGACTCAATTAGTTTTAATTTAAATAAGCAATTTTCAATGTTTAATTTTAAACAACCTATTATCCAACCATACTCATAAAAGAAATCATAATGATCACTTTCAATTACCTTGTAATAATCTCCATTTCTGTTTAGATCTAATATTTCAATCCTATCACTAAACTTTTGAATCTTTATACCTTTACTTAAAACACTTTCACCATAAGGCATATCTTCTTGAATGCTATTACTACATGATTTAGCTTGAATAAAAACTTGGTTTAAATTATACATTATTATCTTTTAATATCTCCTGGACTAAATCATTAACATCGGTATCATTACTTATTAGATCTTTTGCTTTATTATATCCATGTATTATAGTTGAATGGGTTACCTTAAAATCATAGGTTTCCAAAAACCTTTGTATGTAAGATATTCTTATTGGTCTTTCCATACATAAATAATATAGCATTTGCCTGGCATCTACTATATCTCCTCGTCTTGTAGAGGTAAACATTTCATCTAAAGTTAGATGAAACTTTTTTGCTACCGCAGTAGCATAGTCATCAAATATTTGTTTCTTCATTATTGATTAATTTTATTTAATTCAAATTGTAAATGATTTATAGCCTTCTGAAGATCTTCATTAGGCGTGTTATGTTTTCTGTATGCTCTTAAAATATAAGTACAAGCAGTTCCTAAATTATAATTCAAATCAAAATTATTCACAACATCTATTGCGGTGTAATTATTTTTACCATCATAATAAGAAGGAGTGTCTACTTTAATAGTTTTATCTTCGGTACACTGAAGTTCGTCTGTCCTGGTTTCTGTATAATTCATATTAACCATTTTATAAATTTATATAATTGAATAGCAATTAAGCAAGAGATCGCTCCAATGAATGACCATGCTACAAGTTTCATATTTTTATCTTCTCTTCCCATAACTAAATACCTAAAGGATAATCGTCATCTTCCATAGTAGTAACCTCCTGGCTTGTATCCAAAGGATCTTCTTCATCATCATTAATGTTATTAATAATGTTTGAACACATAGCCATGTGTATAGCGGTGTTCCTTGCTTGTGGGTTTTGAGGGTTGAATGACTCAAATAGCATTCGTAGTGTATCGTCCATAATTTGATTAAATTTTAGTTAAACTTAGTTCACAAATATAGTGTAAAACAATTATAAATACTAATTTAATCGTATATATTTACTTGTAAATTTATTTCCAGGTGTTCGTAATACCTTCCTATTTCAGAGTGAACAACCTGGTCTTCTCCTATGCAAATTTGAAAAGCCTCCAGGCCTCTCTCTTCGAGATCATATAAAAAATCTTCAATTATTTTTACATCTGGATAAGGGCTATACCATTTCAGATCAAAGATACTTGTGTATATCATCATTCCGTCTTTTGTTTCTTTTAAAAGGGAAAATAAATCTGGAAAAACAAAACGCCTTTCAGAGTTTTGAAGTTTAAACAATCTTACCTTTTCTGTTTTTGGTATTCCTATTATTACTTGACTACTATATCCCATTGTTTTGCATTTTATCAGCCCATATACAAGCCTGGTTATAAATTCCGTTATCATATTCTTGAACAAAGTCTACAAAGTCATTAAACCAGGATATTTGAGGTTTAATTTTGTTGATCTCGTTTGTTGCTTCTATAAAATCTCCCATTAGTTCGGTTATCTTATTAAAGTCTCTGTCTTTTTGTGTTTCCGCGTATGCCATAATTATTAATATTTATTTTCTTGAGCGTATTCCCATACCTTGGTATTGAGATCATCGTTTACCCAATCCCAAAAAAAGTCTGTTATATCTACTCCGTTTAATTCTACATTTTCTATTTCTAAATCAGCTTCAGGAGGGTACTCATTATCTCCGTCATTCCAATAAAATTCGTAATTTATATCTAATTCATAGTTATCTTCAACTATTGAGTATGTTCCTTTTGTTTTCATAAGTGGCCTCCGATTCTTAATTTTTCACATTCATACCTATACTCTGATTCTGACTCTACTTCGTTCATACCTTCCAAATCATCTATTCCATTTCCAAGAACAAATTCTGATTCATTCATTTTATGCTCAAGATCGTCTATCCAATCCTCTTCCTTATAAATTATAAATTCATCTATACTTGTGTATTTACCATTGTCTATTCGATAATGATCAAATTCATTTTCATCAATATCTGTTTCAATTTCAGCAAATTTATGGTAGATCCGTCTTACTTGTATTTTTACCTTCATTATTAATATTTTTTAGTTCTTTCAATTAAATTTAAAACATCGTGTATTTCTACTCCTTGGTATTTGCAATTATTTGTTATGAATTGCTTTATAGGTAATTGCTTTGGATCATCAAAAAAGTCTCCTAATTTTTTACCGCTTTTAATTTGAGCATCAGCTAAACGCTTAATTACTCTTTTCACATACCAATTACTTGTCCAATAGATACCGCCTTCTCCGTCTGTAATTTTTACATTGTCTCCAGGTTTGTTGGTAATATTTTTATCAGCCTTCCAGGTATTTTTCTTTTTATCATAACCTATTATATGGCATAGAATATCCCTTAATTGTTTTACAGACAAATACTCAAATGTATTTTCGTAATGGTCTAATATTTCTTTTTCGCATCTGTCTTCAATACTTTTTATTAATTGATCAAACTTTGCGTGTCCATACAATTCTCTGTAAAAGTCTCTAAATTTTGTGTATTGAGTTTTTTCTCCAAACATTGTAAAGTTTGTATCATAATCTAAATCTTCAATGTCCAGGAATTTTACTTCTCCAAATTCCTGGTTTGTTAGGCCTCCGTTTACATGAGTCTCAAAGTCTAAACCTTTTCCATTTGTGGTGTTAAACGTAAACCCAAATCTTACATAATCTGTGTGCTTCTGTGTTTTTAATAGTTTCATTTTATTTGATTTTATTTATTAATTAATATGGTTTTAAATGTTCTGTGTTGTTCTCTCCGTTAAATCTTTCCTGGAATAATAATTTTTCTGTGTGATCTTCAATTATTCTTTCTTTATCCTCCAGGGTTATTCCTTCGTACTGATCAATTAAGCCTTCTAAATAGGCCTCGTTTTCCATTATGTCGCTACAATCTTTTGTATATGGATAATATGGAGCGATATACGTACCGCCTCCGTTTCCGTCATTCCATATAACAACATTCATTTGATTTGTTTGCGCTTCATATCCAAGGCCTCTTCGAGTATTAAAATACCTTACGCTTCTTACTTTCAATTTTTCCGCAAATGCTTTTTTATCTAATGCGTTTCTTAATAACCTATCTGCTTCCAGGCTTACTATTTTTTCTTGTTCTTGCTCGCTCATAATTATAAATTTTTTCTTATTGCTTTATACTGCTCTACTTCTGATAATATTTGATACTTATAATGATTTGTACATATTAACAAGGCTATCTCTCTGATCCAATCCAGGTTACTCATTCTACAATTATCAACATCAAGTTCATAGAATTGTATTAAGTCTTCCCTTATATCAGCATACTCTATGTTAATGGTATCCTTTTCTTTACTCCTGGAAAGTTTATTTATCTCTCCTTGCATTGCCTCAATTCTGTGGCCTAAAAATTTAATGGTTTCGTTTTTGCTCATAACTTTTAATTATATATTAATGATCCGTTTTCTGTAAATTCATATTCATTAGCCTCACAAAGATCCGTTAAACCTTCATCAGAATAAACATATTCAGTCTCCTGGTGTAATTGTTTCAATACATTATTTAGAGAATTGTTTTTCAATCCTTCAATTATTTCTTGATCCCAAAATGTACCTGTTAATTCACACTTATCCGCTTCCAGGCTATCCAAGGCCAATTGATCGTACTCACTAAACTTTATGTACTCGCCTCGGCATGGGCTTTGGCTGATTGAATAATCGTTTCTTCCGCCTATTTCCTGGCTTAATTTTTTTATACTATCAACTAACTCGTACACTGAAAATTCATTCAAGTCGTGAAAATTTTCTCTGATCCATTTAAAGCATAGTTCTTTGCCTGGGTGTTCGTGTATCTGATAAACTTTTGTTTTAATTACTCTCATTTTTTTTATATTTAATTAGATTAATTTTCTGCAATATAGTTATTATAAACATCTTGTGCAAGTTTTTTAAACTTTCTTTAATTTGAATTACCTAACCATTGGTGATATATGTAGTCATATTCTACATTCATTATTTCGGCAAGCGCTTCGAAAATTCTTTCCCTAACCAGGCTATCGCAAACGCCTATTAAGTCGTATATTTCTTGATAGTTGTCAAGGCATTCAAAAACCATTTTGAAATTTATATTGCTATCGATTTCCTGGCCTAATTCATCTGTTGAATATTTGGCCAGGTAAAACGCTTTTACGTTGCTTGTCGCTCTTAATTTAAACTTCATCGGTATCCCATTTAGTTACTGGAAATGTTCCCTTGTATCCTAATTCAAGCGCTCTATCAAAACACATTCTTAATAAAAAAGGCCTACTCCAATTTTGATCCATTATAATTTTATTTATTTCCTTTAGATCTGATTTGTTAATATACTCTTGCGTGTATTTTACTCTTCGTTTATATGCTCTCATAACTTATTTATTTTACTTTCGATTATTACTTGTTCGTTTTGTTCACTTATGTTTATTAAATTATTTATTTCTTCGTGTATTTCGTCTTGTATCTCGAAGGGATAATTTCCTTCTTTATACTTTATAAATTCATTATTTATTAAAAAATCTACAATTCTAATTGAGACATCTCGCGTGTCATCGTTTGTTATTGTTTCTATATTCATAACCTCTCTGTTACCACTTGTCATTAATTCTTTATTACCTATTTTGATAATGTTAGACTTATACTCCATAACTTATTTATTTACATTAATAAAATAATTTGCGTACTTTCCTCGTTCACTGCAACAATTATAATACTCGTACTCGTTTACCATTGTTTCAAACTTTTCAGAAGATCCGTTATTTAATAACATTGGGCTTGTCCAGGAATTATTTAACATCATATTGCAAGCGTTTAAATAAAGATCATGGCCTTTATCATATACTTTTTTAGCCTCTGTTTTATTTATTTGCTTTACTTGTTTGTTACCTATTTTAATAAATTGATTTGTATACTTCATAACTTTGGTATTATGGGAGCGTTTCCGCTCCCTGGTTTATACTACTTAATTAAATTTCTAATCGCTGAAACTTCTATTGTTCCAAATTTATCGTGTACCTTACATAAATACTCTTCGGCCTCAATAAATCGCGCTTCTGTTGTCGCGTTTTCGTATTGATTGCGGAATTTTATTAACTCCGTTATCTCTGTTTTTATCTTCGGCATCTTGTATATTTTTGGCGTTTTGCATTCCAACATTTTTTAGTATACATTTTCTTTTTATACTTTGACGTTTTACATTGCCTGGAGGCGCTACAACTTGTAAGCGTTGGCGTTGCAAATATTAAACAAATTACTATTGTGATTATTTTTTTCATATCTATTGAAATTTAAATTCTCTTATTATTCTTGTTTGGTTTGTTGGGCTTGTGCTTGTTAACTTTACTACGTTGTAGCCTCTACAAGTATACGAGCGCTCCGCGTGTTCTTTGCCTCCTGCTCTTCTGAAGGCCTTAAGCGTTTCATCTTTAGTTATTAAATTATATTCGCGCTCTGTGATTTCTTCAACAAATGTAACACCAGGTAAAAACGTGGTTTTTGTACTTGGGTTTTTTTCTTGCTTTGTTCTTGTCATTGTGATAGTCATTTTTTTGCGGTATTGTGGGAGCGTTTCCGCTCCCTGGTTTATAATTATATTGATTCAAAAATTATTTCTTCGGTATCTGTATTAAAAAGTATTTGAAATACTTCTTCCCATTCTTCGGAAAGGTTTAAAACTATAATATCATCTTCGCAGTAATGAGATAAACAAACTTTATTTGTTAGCTCTAAATCTTCGCCATAACTTAAGGCGCTGAGGTCTTCAATCGTTACCAAATTTTTAGCCTCTAAAATTGCGCTTCTTTGGTCTTCTGTAAGTGTTTCAAATGTGGTCATAAAATTAAATTTGTGGGAGCGTTTCCGCTCCCTGGTTTAGATCTATTTATTAAGTTTTGCATTTAGTTTTAAAATGTGGTACGCCATAAAATTGAAATAGTTTTCAACTATTCGTTTTGTGGTGTTTTTTTCGTTTGGGTAGGTGTCAACTTCCTGGAGGCGTTTTGCAAGTTTTACAATATCATCGTTATAAAATGGAATATTTAAAACCGAAGGAAGGCCAGCAAGCCAATGAGCAAACCGCGTTTGTTCGTTTGGGTGTCGTGCCTGGTTGAATCTGTGGTTAAATTCTGATTCATAACAAGACATAACAAAGGCCAATTTTTCCGCGTGTGTTGTTGCTTCTGTTGTGTGGTCGTCTGTATTGATTGCATCAAGCAAATAATTTTGAATATTTGAAAGATATTTTTTTGAGTTTGTGCGTAACATAGTTTTTTAATTGTGGGCGCATTTCTGCGCCCTGGTTTATATTATTTTAATAAGTTTAAAAGCATTTTTAAGGTTTTAATTTCGTCTTCTAAATTACTGACAAGGTCAAAAACTCCGTTCGCTTCTAATTTTTCCGCGGTAAAATCTTCAGTTATTGCTTTTTCTGTTGGGTTTCCGAAATCAACTAAATTTTTAACCTCTTGCGCGTCTATTTTAATATTGTTTAACTGTCTTAAAACTTCGCTTTTTACTTTTACTTGTATTGAATGCATAATGTTAATTTATGGGTTAATGTTTATATTTTGTTCAAAGATAGTTTAATATTTAAGTTATACAAGCGTTTTTTTAAATTATATACTTGTTACAAATATCTTGAGCGTGTAACGTGCTGATAATGTGCAAGTTATAAACGTAATTTATAATCAATATAAATAAGAAACATTTAATATTTTAAGCGTTCGCGGAGGTATAACCTTCAATGTCTTGAAGTGTAAAAAAGATCTAATGTTAAAAGTTTAACAAAGGGATCTTCTCTTTCCTGGAGCAATGGAGCGCGCGAGCGGTGGAGAGCGTGCCAGGAGTAACCGCGGAAGGGCGAAACGTGGCGAGGCGGTACGGCCTCGGCGCGTGTTCCTGGTGCTGTGCTGTTGCTCGTAGCAAAACGCCAAAACATTGGAAAAAATATTTTAGCATTTGATTTGACTTTTTTAAAAAAAATCGTTTTCCTTTTGGGGATCGTCAACGTATGTGTATGTATTACCCTCAAGTTCTATATGTCTGAATAAAAAAAAATTTTTTTAGTATATTTGTTTTTTAACTAAAAGAATAATATCATGCATAGCAAAAACTTAAACCCAAGAGACTTTGTTAACGGACTTTACGTGAAAGATGGAAGGTTAATAAACGATAGACCAGATTCAATGACTGGTATTCAAAAAGCAGCTTCTATAAAAAGAGCTGTAAAAAATGACCGCAAGGTTAACCAAATATCTGAAGCTATAGAGCTTGCTGATAACAAAAAACATTTCAGACAATTAAGATTTTAGTTCACTCACTAATTTTTATTTTGAAGGAGAATCTTAATAGGTTCTCTTTTTTTGTATAATATGTATAATAATCGACACAACAATGTTGTATTAAAAAAAAATCGGCATTAACTAACTATCTCTTTTTCAATACTTTATATTACTATTTTTATTAAATGTCGAAAATGTCGAAAAAAATACTATAATAATAATAAAAAAATAGTAGTAGTAGTAGTAATATATATATAAGTAAGTAGGAGCAATATTGTTTGACATTCGTCATTGTCTATTTAAAATATATTTTGTACATTTGTTTAAATTAAATTAAATACAATGAGCAACTACATACCAAAGGATCTTGAGTTCGATCAAGTCGGAAGAAACAAATTAATTAGCGGAATAACAAAAATATCTAAAGCTGTAAAAAGCACTTTAGGCCCACGCGGAAAAACTGTTTTAATAGAATCTTCTAATCACACGCAAGGAATTACAATTACAAAAGATGGAGTTACTGTTGCGGAATCTATATCATTAATAGATCCTGTAGAGAACTTGGCTATTACTATGATGAAAGATGCGGCTCGAAGAACTGCTAATTCTGCTGGTGATGGAACTACTACTGCAATTGTTTTGACTGAAGCTTTGGTAAAGGCTGGTGAAAAGTTTTTACAACCAGAACATAATGTAACTGATGTTGTTCGGAATATAAAAAAGACTGCTGACAATGTTGTTTCTAAATTAAAAAAACAGAGTCGCAAAGTTACTTCTTCAACATTAAAAGATGTTGCTACTATTTCTTCAAACAATGATCCAGAGTTAGGTAAGATTATTTCAGAGGCTTATAAAAAAGTTGGAGTCAATGGAATAGTTACAGTTGAGAGTTCTCAAAACCATGAGACTTATGCAACAGTTACAAACGGAATAAAAGTTGATAGAGGTTATACTTCTAATTTATTTATCACTAATCAAAAAAATGACGAAGCAGTATTAGAGGATGCTTTAGTTTTAGTTTGTGATCAAGAGATAAGTAATATACTTCAAATAGAAAATATATTAAAACCAGTAATACAACAAAACAAGAAACTTCTCATCATTGGGGCTTGCTCGCCTAATGTTGTGAATACCCTGGCAGCAAACGTGGTGCGTAACGGACTTAAGCTATGTAATATTATACCTCCAAACTTTGGATATAAACAACACGAGCTTATGCAAGACATCGCGTTGTCTGTTGGGGCAAAATACTTTTCAGAAAAAACAGGTGATAATTTAAATATGATTACAATGGATGACTTAGGTCATGCTGATAAAATTATATCTGGTAAAAATCAAACTGTTATAATAAAAAGTGATCAGTTAACTGAAGAGATACAAAATAGAATTAAAGAATTAAAAGAACAGCAAAAAAATACAGATATAGTTTCAGATAGAGAGTTTATCAATGAGCGTATCGCAAGTTTATCAGGTTCTATTGGAGCTATTTATGTTGGAGGTAATTCTGATGTAGAGCAAAAAGAAAAATATGACAGGGTAGAAGATGCTGTATGTGCTGTTCGTAGTGCTTTAGAGGAAGGGATTGTAAAGGGCGGAGGTTCTTCTTTATTTGCTATTGGAGAACACCTTGAGGTTCAGAGGTTTAAGGAAAAGCCTGAAGATGAGTTTGATGACAAAGATGTTGCAGATGTTATTTTAGGACACGCAATGTGCAAGCCTTTTTATCAAATATTAGATAATGCAGGTATTAATGATGAAGGTGCTTCTGCAATTCTTTCTAAATCATGGGCCTTGCCAAAAGACCATGGTTATGATGTTAAAAACGAAAAGTATGGAGATATGTTTAAAATGGGAGTCATTGATCCTTTAAAAGTAACTCGTTTAGCTTTATTAAATGCGGTAAGTGTAGCTACAACAATACTTAGCACTAACGCTATAATTACTCACGCAAGAAAAGTAGATGATCAATAAGGAATGGTTGTGGATGAACTACAGTAAATTAAAAAACAATACAATGAAACCAGTTGGAAAGTATATTATTATAAAAACAATCACAGAAGAGGTTAAAACTTCTTCTGGTTTATTGTTATCTCAAACGGATGTGGATGAGTTTAGATATAAAAAAGGATCTGTAGTAAAGCCAGGGACGGATGTTACTGTTATAAAGGCCTCAGATTTAATATATTACGATAAAAATTCTGGTCACACCATGATGATAAACGATGAAACATATACTATCATTCAAGAACGCGATGTTGTTATTGTTCTTTAATTTCTTTGTTTAATTCTTTTATCATATTCCTATACACTTTATCCATATAAGTAATATCATTTTTAAATAAAGGATTTGAAACTGGAGATTCTGATATTTCCTCTCCGTTAAGTTTTTTGTATATGGTATTGATAACGCGTTTAGCTTTGTATGTCAATTCATATAGAGTCGTTTCATTACCACTTCGCTTTCTCCAAACGTGTATCCACTCATCCTTTAATAATTTATTGAAACGATTTACATCCCAATACATAAGTTCTTCGTATTCTTTGAATTGACTTTTATTAAATATTTGTTCGCTGTATAAAAATAGTAACATTTCTAATTCAGGTGTTCCTAACTTGTATTTTGCTTTCACCCAGTACCTTATAACTCTCCAGTATTTTAGAAAATCATGATCAGGCGGCTTTCTGGTAGTGTTTTTTCTTGGATATACCCCTTTAAATTTCATTGAATTAAATTCTTATATTTGTAAAGATAAAACAAATATTTAAAAGTATATAATATGGGAATGGGAGCTGGCCCTGGAGGTCGTAAAAATAAAACTGCTGCAAAAAAATCAGCGCCAAAAATGACTATGTTGGCTAAAAAATCTTTAGCTATTCAAAAAAAGAAATTAGCTAAATGTGCCGCCGCAGCAAAAGGCAAAGGCAAAAAATGTAGTCTTAAAAAAACTTCAAGACTTAGAAAAAATATAGCAGGATTAAACTCTACAGGAAAGACAAAAGCAAGAAGAGGAGTTGATAAAGGTGTAGAGTTTGGTAAAAAAGTAGCTAATTCTAAAACTGGTAAAATAGTTGGTGGAGCTATTAAGCTTGCAAAAAACATAAAAAACCTTGACTATAAAGGAGCTGCTAAAACAGTTTCTTCTACAGCTAAAGACGTTAAGAAAGCTAAAAAACTTATTAACTATAAAAAATTATTAAAAAAGAAAAAGAAATAGTATGGCGGTAACAGATAAAAGAAGTAGGTTGCTTAAAAAAGCAGAAAGAAAAAGAAGACAAGCTCAAAGAAGAAAAGAAAGAGGTTGGCCTCAAGCCGCAAGAAGAAGCGAGCAAGAAGCATACGAGCTTAAAAGAGAAGCAAGAAATAGTTGTGGGAGAGGTCGTAAATCTGTTTACGGAGCAGGAGGAAGAAAAGTAGGTTGTTCCACTCGAAAAAGAAAAAGAAGAAGAAGATAAACCATTAAATATATAATTATGCCACAAGGAAAAGGTACATACGGAAGTAAAGTCGGAAGGCCGCCTAAAAAGAAAAAAATAGATCCATCAAAATTAAAGAAAGGAAAAGCAGCAGGTAGAAAAATAAAAGATGGCCCTACTGGAAACCAGCGAATGAAAAAAAGAAAGAAGAAGCCAGTTAACACTACTTCTGCTCCAGCAGGATACTCAAGAAGAACACGTATGAACATGGCAGCTAAAGAAGCTGTAGGAGGTGCTTTAAAGAAAAAAAAGAAAAAAACCAAAGCAGGAAAAGCAGGCTATGGCCCACAAGACAGACTTGGCACTATTGCTAAAAAGAAAAAAGTAAAAACTACTGGGCCAAGAAAGAAGGGAGTAGGCGTAACAAAAAAAGATAATGGAGGTGTAAAAAAAGCATTAAAAAAAGGTAAAGTAACAAAAGCTAAAACAAGCTCTAAGCCTCAAAACAAACGACAA